ATTTAAAGACTCTTTTATATGTTCAATTTGTTTATCCGTTAGTATATCCAGAGCTTGTTTTGCTTTAACATTACTGTATCCATAATACTCTTTCACATACTCCATATCTCTCAACTTGGCTTGTGATAACCACTTACCACCAAATCGCTTCTTTTTTCTAATACTATTTATGTAAAAGTGAAACTGTAATTTCTTATCTAAGAAGTGGAAACCATTCATTTCATTGGCAGCTGCCAAGGTATCATAATGCATGGATAAACATTTATTGATTATAAAAGGCGGATACTTTTTAGTCCACGTTTTATCTTCCGTATCTAATAAATTCTCTTTTGTAAAATTAATTGCATTTAAATAATCTTTCAATTCGTACATAATAACCTCAAATAAATTTAGGACCTTCTAAAAAGAAAGCCAAGCTTTTTCTTACACCAGATGTTACCGGTTTTACTCTATGTAATATATGGGATTTAAATAATATAATATCTCCTGGTTCAGAAAATTCTTTAATGTGTGTAATCTCACCTGTGTTTAATTCAAAATCACCACCCACATAAGGACTATCTGATAGATTTACCAAAGCAGTTAGTTTTAAATCATACTTGTCCTCAGACGTAGCTGTATCTACATGCCAATCGTATCTATGATTGTCATTGCCTGAGTATATGTTATAATTGATTGTCTTATATAAGTTTATTTGGTGTAGATTATAACCAAAGTATTTGCTGTTTACATTTAATAATACGTGTTCAACATCTTCCATAACTGGTCTTAGTTGTGACCAATATATTATTTTATTAAGACTATGTTTGCCCGAAGCTCCCATGTCTTCAGGTTCTTTAAAACCTGTATTACAAATCTCGTTAATCTCACTTATTCTTTCTTTGTTAAGAAAGTTCTTTATATAATAATAATCCATTATCTATTTTCTAAATCGTTTTCTTCCCATATAGTGGTCACCTGGCTCATAATTCCATCGTTTTCCATGATGTCCTCTTATATCGGCATAAAACATTCTTAAACGAACAATCAAAGTTCGCAAGAGTGATCTTCTTGCCATCTTTTACTCCCTTTATATCTATTTGAATTTACAACTTGCCATAATTTCTGTCAAGCAAGCGACCATATTTATCTCTTGGTCAGCTACGAAAGCGGATTTATATTGGTATCCGGCAATAATTAATATGGCTTGTGGTATTGATTTTGAATCTAAATTCTCATAAAGAAAGTCATAAACACCTCTGAATAAACTAGATGGTTCTTTGTCTAAGTTATCAACGACCCATTTTCTCATATCGTTGAATTTCTTATCTTTTAACGCCTTAATTAAACCTTTGTAGTTGGCTTCTGTTAGATTAAATAAGATACCACTATCTATTTTACCACGTACAGAATACCTTTGAAGTTCATTAATCGTTCTTCTAAAGTCTGGATAGTGTTTTTGGATAAGTTCAGCAAGGACTTTTTTGTCAAATTCTATCTTTTCAATCGTTAGAATATCACACAATCTAGTCAATAACTGGTTGGCGGTTTTTACCTTTTGACCATTCTTAATTGCAAAATCAATTACGGTGCACCTACTGTGAAGTGGATCAATAATCTTATTCTTAAAATTACAAGTAAGAATAAATCTACAATTCTTGTAAAAGGTTTCAATAAAGTTTCTTAAAGCAGGTTGTACAGACTCAGCATTCATATAATCTGCCTCGTCTAATATAACTACTTTATGACTTTTTTGACCAGTAAGAGATACGGTACTAGCAAAGTTTTTAATCTGATTTCTTAATGTATCAATGTGTCTTCCTTCATCTGAACCATTGATAACAATATAATCTAAATCAAGTTCTTCACATAAAGCTTTTGCTACGGTAGTTTTACCTGTACCTGCACTACCTGATAATATAATATTCGGTAGTTCACCTTGTTTTACAAAGTTGCTAAATGTTTTCTTAGTTTCTTCTGGTAAAATACATTCTTCTATTTTCTTAGGTCGGTATTTTTCAACCCATAAATGATCTGACATAATATAAACTCCACTTTATTCATCATATTTAACGGTAACCTCATAGCCACCTTTTCTATCTGTCCACCAATCGTCTTCTCTATCATAATCACATTCACCTAAAAACTCCCAAAATTTATCTTGTTCCTCGTCTGTAGGTTTTTCACCATGAGCTTCTAATGTACTTCTAAACTCTTGCTCTTGGTGTGAAATGATTTCTTTAAATCGTTGAACAGAACCAAACTCCTGTATAATCTCTTCATCATCTATATCGTATTTAAATTCTGAAGCGACGGAATGCCACTCTGTTTTACTCAGTTTCATTAAAACGAGCTATCAGGTTCTAATGCAATCCAATATTTAACAGGTTTATTTCTGTTAATAAAATGGGATATATTTTTTACTGAAACAGCAACATCATAGTCGTCTTCAATCATTTTAAAGTTTTCAGTTCTAAAATATGCTGTAAACGATTTATCTGTTTCGCCTACTTCAATTGAATACTCGTTAGATGTATTGTTCTTTTTATCAGTTGCCACCATAGCAATTGTTTTACCATCACCTTTTACAGCAATATCTGGTAAGTTAAGAGTAGTAGCTGCCTTCATTAACTTATTCATCTGTTCTTTTTTAAATGTAAAAGACACATGTTTATCTGGCATTGTAATACTCTTTGTTGGTGCAACAATAACTGATTTGTCAGCAAAGAAATATTTAATTGATTGTTTACTATTAGTATCTCTAATAGTTAAGTTTTGACCACCATTAAAATTTAATTCAGACTTATCAAATAAGTCAACTGATCTTAAAAATTCTGGTAAATCATAGATAGCAAACTCTGATTCAAACTTCTCTGTAATTTCAGCTTCTGCTAAAATATTCTTAGCAGTAGAAATAGTTTGAATAGTGTTTCCTGGTTTTACTAATATATTTTGATTTATATTAGAAAAGTTTTTTAATACATTTACTGTATCGCCACTTATGTTCATATTCACTCCTTCATTAATATAGTTAAAAACATAATATTATACTTCATCAAAAATGTCAAGGCTGGAAAAACATGCCTACTGATATTCTATACCAAGGCATATCCTCTATTATTGGCATTGCGTCATGCAAGTAGTTGGATCTAAACACCACAAAATCGCCTGGTTTAAATGGAATAGAATCACCCTCTATTTGAAGTTGACCACCCCAATCATCTTGCCATTCTGGTGTAAAGAAACCTATCATTGAATACATATCTGGACTGCCGTCTTGGTGGAAATCAAATGCATTTCCTTTTTTCTGAGCATTCATTTGTATTCTATGAATTTTATGTACAGGTAATTGCCAATTATATTTTTCTCTTAGCTTACGATTAACGTTGCCGGCAATACCTGAAAAGAAACCTGTTAAAAAGGGATTAAAAGATTGACCCTCTGAGAATATTCTATTTGAAGCATATGTGTCTGAATATGTTTTTTGACCTGAATATGCACTACCTAACGACCAACTTTGAGTCATTAACATATCATAAATCGGAAGTAACTCTTGTTTAGATATGATGTTTTCGCAATAATATATGTCTGTCATTTTATTTTGGAGCGGATGGTTGGTACTGCCCCAACTTCCCATGTTTGGTAAACACGAATAATACTTTTATACTACATCCGCTCATTGTTATTAATATAACACAAGGCGCCGTTATTGTCAATGCTGGAACGGCGCCTCGTTACTATTTAATCCTGGTCTTCAATAAGGTCAATATCCTCATCATCTAAACCAGACAATTTCTTACTTTTACCGTTTAGTTTCATTACATCACGTAAAATAATATAAGTAACTGATTCTAAAGGTTTGTTAGAAATTCTGTTTTCTGTCAAAGTTTTCTGACTATTACCTTTTACACTAGCATATGAAACAAGTTTGTTTTCAATATCTGCGTCTGTAAAATTAGTATTATCAGATTTTCTCAATACAGCTCTTGTGTTTGCCAATGCAATTACAAGATATGCACCTACTGAGATATCTTTTGACCATGCTGTTTGTATAGCGTTAGAAGCAAAAACAAAATCATCATCTGTAATGGTTTTCTTAATTGCCTCTTCATCTATAATTTCGTGGTAACCTAGTGATTTCTCAACAAAGGCGAAACCACCCATGTTTTTACCACCTGGTTTTAAACCACAAACGTTAATGTTAGCCATGTGCAATACACTTGCCATCTTTTTAGCCTGATCTTCGCCTTTGGCGTATCTAGCGAAAAAGATTTCAGCTGCACCCATAACTTCATTCTTAGCATTTCTGGCTAAAAACAATTCTGCCTCATAACGTCTTGCTTTCTTTGAATCAAATTCATCTGCATGATTATAAGTAGAAGCAGCTATCTCTGTCATTTTACAAAGTAGTGCCATAATAGAACGTCTAAATCCGTCCCAAACAAACTTCTTACCGTTTGATCGGACAGCAACGTCTATGTGACCTGCTTTTTCTTTAGAGAAACCTTTACTTGTTTTTAGATTTCTAAGTAGATTTTTTAGTTTGAGTTTTCTTTGATAATTTAGATCAACGTATAGTTCATCTAGTTTAACGACACTTTCACCTTTACCAAAAGTTGCTTCTACAAAAGATTTTAGAGTTTCTTCTTTAAAAGTTTCGCACTTTAGAATAATAGCTACTATGTCTATTAGTTTATGTTCGCCTAAAGGTAGATTCTTTAGAGCGGTATTGACTTCATCAAAAGTCATTTTGCCTGTTGTGGCCATGTTATTACCTTTCTTTAACGTAATGTTAAGTTATGTAAGTCCTGAGGATTTAATATCCTCAATTTTCACTATACTATATATCCCACAAATTGTAAATGGTGGAATAAAATGGGGGCCGAAGCCCCCAAATTTTTATTTAACAGAGATAGTTCTTGCCTTTTTATGGTCTGGAATAATTCTCTCTAATGAGATTGTTAACAAACCATCTTTTAGTTCGGCAGATTTTATCTCTACGTCATCAGCAATTGTAAAAGATTTAGAGAAGTATCTTTTAGCGATACCTTTGTGGATTACTCCATCCTCGTCTTTATCTTTAGTAGCTTCTACTACTGATTTGATATTTAGCATACCATCTT